TAAACTTGGTATCCTGGCCGCTAAAAAAAGGGGTGTTTTTTGGAGGCCACAACGATTTGGGACCGTCTGGCTTTTGGGACCGTCTGGCATTTGGGACCGTCTGGCATTTGGGACCGTCTGGCTTTTTGCCGATTTTTTTTACACACACCGGGCCACTCCCCCACCACTCCCCTACCCTACCCTACCCTACTGGATTTTTTTTACAACTTTTTTACATTTACAACTTTTTTACATTTACATTTTTTTTACATTTACAACTTTTTTACATTTACAACTTTTTTACATTTACACTTTTTTACATTTACACTTTTTTTGGCTTCATGCTTTACCCGGTGCCATGCTCTACCCGGTGCCATGCTCTACCCGGTGCCATGCTCTACCCGGTCCCATGCTCTACCCGGTGCCATGCTTTAGACGGTGCCATGCTCTACCCGGTGCCATGCTCTACCCGGTGCACAAAAAAGCGCGGACCTTAAAAAATCCGCGCTTTGTATCAATAAAAAGCCTTTTCTCTTTCGGCCCTATTTAAAAGCCTTATTTCCATTTCATAGATGCATAGATGGAAGCTTTCCGGGTCATCTTTTAACCAATTTAAAAGGTCTTTTTCGCCTTTTTTTGTTTTTAGGATTTGCCTTAACTCTTCCAAAAAAAGCAAATTTGCTTTTTCGGAATCAGGTAAATACTTTTCTATGATCAGCGTTGATAAATAGCTTAGATGTTCCATATTTTTTTTAGTGAATACCAATACCAATAGCAACACCGGCAAAGTCTTTAGAGCCGCAAGCGTGCCGCCCTTGTGGTAAACAATTGCCGCAATTGCCGGGGCAAGCAAAGGCCTTAGTTTGTATCTGTCTCAGCTTTGCTAAAACATCTCGCCGGTATTCTTTAGACCCGGGTTTCGTCTTGTCTTGATATGCTCTTTTTCTTATATGCGCTTTATCGACTTTGACAGCTAAGAAATCACCGCGTACCACCGGCAATTTCAAGAAAGCATATGCAAGGCCCGTGCGTTCGTGTCGACTTCCTGAAGATGCATTTGTCAGGTAATTTGACGGCCATTGATATCCAGTTGCGTCAAGTTTTACGAATTCCATCCAGCTTTTCGAGTAACCGTAAACGTCAAGGTCTGGCCGCGCTTTGCAAAGGTCCATAAACATTTTTAAAGTTTTAACATCTTTAAAGTCACCGTCGACGAATAGGCGAACAGTGCGGCCAGTCTTTAGGCTTAAAAAAGCCTTTTCAATTACTTCGGGATTAAGTCGCATCAACAAACTGTTTTGTAACTGTCTAAAAAATGCCGCTGGATATCGCCATGCCCTAAGAGAATAACAAAACTTGACGCAATCACCTTTACCGGGACAATCAGCCAAAGCTAAAGAAGAGAAAGCCGCAAATGGTAATTTTTTATTACCTTTTTCCGCGAAAATTGAAAAAGGCGGAATTCCTGACAAATCGCCCTCTAAATAGGAAAGCATCTTTTCAGCGTAATATTGCCAGGTTCCCCGCTTTTCTAAAGCTTTGGGCCTTTCATCCAGGCAGTCATTTAAAAGGCTTTTAATTGCCCTTGTGTCGTTTATCGCGTTAACGATTTGCATGCATTGTTTACGATTCATATTTTTTTTGTTTATCTGTTTATGTGTTTATGTGTTTATGTATAAAGTGGAAAACGACTTTTACTTGCCAGCTTTCCACCGTAAGACTTCTTTTTCCTGCCTTTCGTCACTAAGTTTTAATCCGTACAGCGTTGCACCTGCTATAAAAGCTGAAAGCGCAATAATGGAAAACAATTCGAACAGCGTGTATTTATTATTCATAAGCGCACATTTTCGCGGCATTAATTGAATAAAGCAACCTAAAAACGGTTTTTTTTATCACAAACGGGTGCCATGCTTCACCGGGTGCGATGCTTCACCGGGTGCAATGCTTCACCGGGTGCAATGCTTCACCGGGTGCTATGCTTCACCGGGTGCAATGCTTCACCGGGTGCAATGCTTTTACCCGGTGCCATGCTTTACCGGGTGCGATGCTTCACCGGGTGCAATGCTTTTACCCGGTGCCATGCTTTACCGGGTGCGATGCTTCACCGGGTGCCATGCTTTACCGGGTGCGATGCTTCACCGGGTGCACATGCAAGCAACTAATAATTAGACATAATGCACAATGTGCGATTGTCCGTATTTACCTTGATATCAAGACAACTTGCCTTGACTTCAAGACAACTTGCCTTGACTTCAAGACAACTTGCCTTGATATCAAGATAAATAGGTGCTCAAAAGATCATTAGTGAACAGGTGCTCACTAGTGAACAGGGGTGCACCCCCGACCTACCCTGCCGTTCGACGATGTTCCCCCATCTGAAAAAGTCCTGACAATTTTGCAAAAACCGAATTAACCTAAAAACAGTTAAACTTAGACCCCAAAAAATCTGGGGGGAAATTTTCAGAAATCAAGTTTTAACTCTTTTTCGGTTTTGATAAACACAGGATTAAACTTGTGTGAAAACTTAAAAACGGATTAACTCTGCCGGTAATGAAACAGAAAGTCATTTGGTCACCTCTCCCAGGCTCACAGGCACTAGCAATGAATGCGCCGTGCAATCACATCCTATTTGAGGGTACACGTGGCCCCGGTAAGACGGATGCACAGCTTATGAGGTTTCGGCGGTATGTCGGAATGGGATATGGACAAGCTTGGCGTGGTATTATCTTTGATCGGCAGTATAAGTCGCTGGATGACTTGATTGCGAAGTCAAAGCGGTGGTTTCCACAGTTTAATGATGGTGCCAGGTTTCTATCATCACAATCAGCGTTGAAGTGGGTGTGGCCGACTGGGGAAGAGCTGCTATTTCGCCATATGCATGACGAGACCGACTACGATCAGTACCACGGGCACGAGTACCCTTTCATCGGCTGGAATGAGCTGACAAAGTATCCAACCTCGGCTTGCTATGATGTGATGATGTCCACAAACCGTTCTTCGTTTGTTCCCGAGGAGCACACGCCACGAAATTCAAAGACTGGTCAGTACGAAACCCCCAATGGCAAACCGCTCGACCCGATCCCGATGATTGTGTTCTCAACGACCAATCCATTTGGAGCCGGGCACAATTGGGTGAAGCGTAGATTCATCGACCCGGTCCCGGCAGGTGAGGTGAAGAGGATGACAACTGAGATTTTCAACCCTAGGACTCGGAAAAAGGAGAATATCACAAAAACCCAGGTGCGTTTGTTTGGTTCGTACAAAGAGAACCGGTATTTATCGCCTGAGTACGTTGCGGAGTTGGAGAATATCACGGACCAGAATCGTAAACGAGCTTGGCTCGAGGGCGACTGGGATATCACCGCTGGTGGTGCGTTCGATGATGTTTGGAACAGCAATTTGCACATTGTGCCGAGGTTTCAGGTGCCAGGTTCGTGGAGAATATGCCGTTCGATGGACTGGGGCTCGAGTCACCCGTTCTCTGTCGGCTGGTGGGCGATATCGAATGGCGAGGAGGTTGCTATATCTGAGGATAGGACAGTATGTTTTCCAAAGGATTCACTTATCAGAATTGCGGAGCTTTATGGCGCGGATGTGGTGAATGGTGAGCAGTTTGGCCACAACAAAGGCCGTAAGCTTTCAGCACGGAGATTAGCGCAGGAGGTTTTAGAGGTCGAGGAAGAGTTGACCATGCTGGGGTGGATAAAAACTAAACCTGAGCCGGGACCGGCGGATAATCAGATTTACAATGTCAGTGAAGACGAGTCAGGTTCGATTGCTTCGATGATGGAGGATGAGGGAGTTGAATGGACACGATCTGACAAGAAGGCTGGGTCAAGAGCAAATGGTTTTCAGATAATGCGGGATATGATGGAAAGATCGACAGACCGCGAGGGTGCCGGGCTTTACATTATGAACAATTGTGATGCGTTCATAAATACAATCCCAAGCTTGCCAAGAGATGACAAAAAGCTGGACGATGTTGACACCGATGCCGAGGACCACGTTTACGATGAGGCGCGATATATGGTTCTTGACGCGAGGCCGCAATGGGCAAAGTATGTAAATATTCGAATGCCAGTATAACGGCAAGAGGTTTGCCTATATTTAGATTATAAAATTACCAATTTTCCCACATGCCAAATGTAAATTACGTACGCGAAGAAGTTGTCCAGGCCAGGAAGATCTGGCAACTCATTGATGACTGTGTAGCTGGTGAACAGCAAATTAAATCAAAAACACAGGACTACCTACCAATGCCGGTGGCTGAGTCCGATACGGACCAAATGCTATCGCGTTATGCCTCGTACCTGAAAAGGGCGATGTTCTATAATGTGACAGCTCGTACTTTGGACGGGCTTGTTGGGCAGGTATTCTCTAAGGACCAAGAGATTGATCTACCTGAGAATATTGATCGCTACGTGGACAACATCGATGGTGCCGGGACAAGCCTCGAGCAGCAATCAAAACTGGCACTTCAGACAGTTTTGGCAAAAGGCCACGGCGGCCTACTAGCGGACTTCCCAAATAACCAGGGGTTTGTGTCACTTGCTCAAATTGAAAGTAATTTGATCCGCCCAAGGATCCTAAACATTGATCCGGAGGACATAATCAACTGGCGTATGCAGACGGTCGGTGGCGAGTCGCTTCTTTCTTTGCTGGTGATCGAAGAGGAGAAGATCGTTGAGGACGATGGCTTCGAGTTCGATAAAGAGTATCGCTGGCGCGTGTTCCGGTTGATTGACGGTGAGAATGGCTACCAGGTTGAGGTAACCCTTTGGAGAGCCCCTGGCGAAGACTTTGAAACGACTGATGACTTCTATATTGAGGAAGGCCCTTCGATAATGACCGACTACAGCGGTTTGCCGTTGCAGCGGATCCCTTTCGAGTTCATGGGTAGCACAAACAATGAGCCGGTGATTGACAAAGCACCGATGCTCGACTTGGCCAACATGAACATCGCGCACTATCGCAACAGTGCTGATTATGAGGAGAGTTTGTTCTTGGTCGGGCAACCGACTCTGGTCATCTCTGGTCTGACTCAGGATTGGGCGGACAAAAACATCAATGGCAAGGTAATCCTTGGTTCTCGGTCGGCTATCACTCTACCAAAGGATGGACGTGCTGAGATGTTGCAGCCCCACCCCAATGTAATGCCAAAGGAGGGCATGGAGCACAAGGAGCAACAAATGAAGGCGGTCGGTGCTAAACTGATTGAACCCAACTTCTCTAAGGTTACTGCAACCGAGGTCTTGATGGAAGCTGCTTCGGAATCTTCGATTCTGACAAGCACTGCAAACAATGTTTCGGCGGCCTACCGGAAAGTACTTATGAACATGGGAATGTTTATAAGTGAAACAAGTCTCAATGAGATAAACTTCTCATTGAATACTGATTACACGGTAACCAGCATGACAGCCCAGGATCGCCAGCAGTTGGTGGCCGAATGGCAGGGTGGCCTAATCACATGGGATGAAGCTAGAGAGACTCTTCGAACAACTGGTGTTGTAACCGAAGAGAATGAGGCCGCGAGAACCAAGGTAGAAACAATTGATGTTAACTTGATCTAATGCCAAAAAAGGAAGACCGAAAGCCTTTAGAGGAAGCAGCTATACTTGCTCAGGTCACCCTAGAGAGGCTTAAGGCTGGGTTTGCGCTTAAATTTAATAGTGTCTTTGCTAAGGAAGCAACTTTGGTAAGGTCCACTTTAAATGGGCTCAGTTATGATTTAAGTGAGGCAAGTGTTGCACAATCTAAGAAGCTGCTTTCGAAACTTGATAAGTCTATTTCGAAAGAGTTTAAAGTTGCCAACTCGGATCTTAATTCTGAGCTTCAAAGTATATCAGCATTGTATGCCGGGATTGAGGCAAAGGATTTAATAGACTCTGTAACGGGTGATTTAAAACTAAAAACTATAACGGCAAAGCAAGCATTTGCAAAAGCCAAAGTTATGGCCATGGGCCACTCCGGAATATTACTTGAGGACTTTATTAGTTCCTTTGCTGCCACAGAGACCAAGAGGTTAGTAAATACGATTCGTAAGGCTTTCCAAGAAGGTAGAACTAGCCAGCAGACAATAAGAGATGTGGTGGGCACCAAAGCTTCTAACTTCAAGAATGGGATTTTGGAGATATCCCGTAGGAATGCTAAGACCCTGGTATCAACCTCCGTACAGCATGCCGCGAGCGCGGGTAGGATGGCCCTTTGGGAAGCCAACAGTTCTGTGGTTGAAGGGTATGAATGGCTTTCAACATTGGACAGCAGAACAACGGCAACCTGTCGAAGCCTGGATGGTTCAAAATTTGAATTAGGCAAGGGACCGGTACCGCCGATCCATTTGAATTGTAGATCAACAACGGTGGCGGTACTTGGAAGTGAGTTTGATTTTCTTAAAGAAGGTGCCACCAGGTCGTCTGAGTTTGGCCCGGTCAGTGCAAAGAAAACTTATTACTCCTGGTTGAAGGACCAATCTGCTTCTTTTCAAAATGAAGTACTTGGGCCGACGAGGGCTCGTCTTTTCCGGGATGGTGGGTTAACTGCTGAGAAGTTTTCTGAATTAAACTTAGGTAGAACTTTCCAGCCTTTGACCCTTGATGAGATGCGTTTGAAGGATCCAAAAGCATTTGAAAGAGCTGGAATTTAATTTCTTGCATAGAAACCAGTTTTTGTACACTTTTGTCTCGAACCTAGGATTTGTAATCCTAGAAAAGATCAAAACTTATGAAATATAAACTAACATCGGAAGAACACTCGGCCCTAGACGAATCAAACAAGGGTTTTTATTCGGAGCAAAATGATTCATTCATTCTACAAGTCGATGGACTTGAGGACCACTTTGTTTCAAAAGAGAAAAAAGATATTGCTGAGACGCATCGTAAAAATGCCGAAAGTAGACTTCAGGAGGCCGAGGCCCGTGAAGCTAAACTACTAAAGGATATTGAGAAGTCCAAGGGTGGTAAAGATGAGATTGAGTTGATTCGGAATCAACACATCAGCGAACTAGATAAAATTCGAGCTGAGTATCAAGAAAAAGAAAATCTCAGTAAGCAGGAATCATATAAGACTATGGTCGAGCTTGAATCGGAGAAATTTGCCCAGGAGCATTTCATTGTTCCGTCAGCTATTCGCCGTCTTTTTTCCGACCGTCTGGCGGTTGAGGAAGTAAATGGACAGCCGGTAATCCGTACAAAAGAATTGGACGGCACACCCTCTATTAAGTCTGTTGAAGATTTAAAGAAAGAATTTCTTGATAATAAAGAGTTTTCTCCTATTATCAAAGCATCCTTGGGTTCTGGCAGCGGTGCTGAAAAGAGCGAAAAAGGAGGAAATTTCAGCGGTGCTGGGAAGGAAATCGACGTTCTAACTGCAAGTCCAAAAGACTTGGTGAAGGCAATCAGCCAAAGAGCCAAGTAAGTTGGAGTTGTTCTACTTAACAAACAAACCGTAAATTATTATGTCTCTACAAGTATTCAATGAATATCTTAACACATCCCGCACAGAGGTTGTTGCTCAAGCCGTTGACAAGTTCAACGCCGCTTCTAATGGCACAGTTACCCTCTCCGCTGGAGCTAACCAAGGCGACTACAATGTAGAAGCCTTTTATACCGCTATTGGTGACCTAGTTCGCCGCCGTAATCAATATGGTTCGGGTGCAGTTACTGCTTCTGATATTGCACAGCTCAATGAGAGCTCTGTCAAGGTCGGTGCTGGTACTCCTCCAATCAACCACCCACCAAGCTGGTGGACTTGGATGCAGAAGAGCCCAGAAGAAGCTGGTGTTATTCTTGGCCGCCAACTCGGTGTTGCACAGACACAGGACTTGCTTAATACAGCAATCTCCGGTGCCGCTGCCGCTATGCAAGGTGTTGGAGCTGACGTTGTCTATGATGGCAGTGCTGCTGTTGCCTCGTTGTCTAACCTGTCGAAAGCAACAGCACTCTTCGGAGATCGCTCGCAAGCTCTCGGTGGTTGGGTCATGCACAGTAAGGTCTTCCACGATCTTGAGCAAGCTGGCCTTGCTAACTCCTCTCGTTTGTTCACATTCGAGAATGTTACAATCATGCAAGATGCATCTGGCCGTCCGTTCGTGGTAACAGACAGCCCAAGCTTGGTTGTTTCAGCCGCTGGCGTAGAAGATCAGTACCTGACAATGGGTCTCGTACGTGGTGCAGTAAACGTCGAGATGAATGGTGATTTCACCGATAACGTACAAGTTATCAATGGTGATGAAAATCTCCTTCGTACTTACCAAGCTGAGTGGTCTTACAACCTTGGAATCAAGGGTTTCGAGTGGGATCGCACAAACGGTGGTAAGTCACCAAACAACGCTGCAATTGGTACAGCAACAAACTGGGACAAGACCGCGACTGACATCAAGGACACAGCAGGTGTCATGTTGCAGTCTCTGTAGTATCCAGTAAATAAAGTCTTGAAAGACACGAGCCCCACCAGTTATTAATTGGTGGGGCTTTTCTTTACCCAAATACAAAATCAATTATGAAAAAAATAACCAAAAAAATACTATACTTTATCAGCGGTCCCGCTCCAAGCGGTCAGCAGATCAAACAAGCAATGGAAATCGGTGCTTCCTTTAGGAATGCCGCCCTTATAGGTGAAAATGAATCCTTAGAAAAATGCGATGCCGTTTGCGGTGAGGTACCAAAGGAATACCAGGGTTTTCCAATTATTGATCTTAAGACGGAGCCTGAGCCGGAGAAGCTAACTGAAGCGGAAGAATTAAAAAAACTTTTAACAGAAAAAGGGATAGCTTTTAAAAATAACAACTCAGTTAAGACCCTTAAAACGCTTTTAGAGGAAGAGATGTTAGAGCAATCTTAATTGCTTGCCATTCCAGCCTTACTATGTTTCCTTCTTGGTATGGCTATTATAGTTGAAGATGGTACTGGTCTAGCGAATGCTAATTCCTTTGTTACTGTTGCAGAGGCACGAGCCTACGCAACTGACAGAGGAATTACATTGCCAGCGGCTGATGTTGACGTTGAGAAGGCACTCATTAAAGCGGGTGACTATATGTTCCGTTATGAAAAGAACCTGAAGGGTTCGAGAGCGACCACAACACAGCGTCTGCCGTACCCAAGGTACCCGGTTAACGTGTTCGGCACCCTAATCCTAAAGACAGACATACCAAGCCAGCTTAAAGAGGCTCAGATCGAACTCGGCATTGAGTCATCGGCGGGGGTAGCCTTACGACCAAATGGTTCCGGGCGCGAAGTCCTAATGGAGAAGGTTGGGCCAATCAGCACACAGTATTCCGAAACAGGTAGCGGCTCAAATACCCCAACTTTTTACAAGGCTCTTGATCTACTTTCCCCGCTTATGAAATCGGCCAGCGGTTCCTTTATGGAAGTAGTGAGGGGTTAATATGGGTTTTGACTATACTTCTATGCAAGCTACAGCCGAAAGGCTTTTAGCAAACTACGGGGAGCGCATAGAGTTTCGTCTTAATACAGAGGTAGCTTACGACCCTGTATCCGGTATAGAAGAAATTGAGTACACTAAGTCTTACCAGACTGGTGTATCTTTACCATCTGTTGAAAGTGGCCTTAAGTTCTTTGATGAAGCATTTTTAGCGGGATTAGTATTAGGCAGGACAAAGGTTTTCATTGTATCAGGTTTAGGGGAAGGATTTGAGCCAAAAGTTGGTGACCAGATATTCTATGAAGAAAAGCTTTGGGATATTGGTACTGAGGATATAAACACAGGTGTAATGCCTTTAAGCCCAATAGAGGGTTCAAATATAATTTTCACAATCGGTTGTAGATTATCCGGTAGGGACCCGACCGTTGGTACCGCTATAGGGGGTGAAATTGCCCAGGAAGAGCCAGCTACCGGATTTGATTATAATGGTATACAAGCTAGGGCGGAAAGCCTTCTAGCAAACTATGGTGAACCAATACAATTGCGTTTTGGAATAAGGGATGACTATGACCCAATTTTAGGTTCGCAGAATGTTGGCTACTTAAAATCATATAGGACCGGGGTATGTCTACCATCTGTTGAGAGTGGTATGAAGTTCTTTGATGAGGCGTTTATGGCTGGCCTAGTATTAGGCAAGACCAAGGTATTCCTCATTTCAGGGCTGGGCCAGGATTTTGAGCCAAAGATTGGTGGCCAGATATTCTACGGTGGCAAGCTTTGGGATATTGGCACTGAGGATATAAATACGGGGGTCATGCCACTAAGCCCAATTATGGGTTCAAACATAATTTTCACAGTTGGTTGCAGATTGTCCGGTAAAGATCCGGAAGCGGGAACAGACATTGGCTCTTTGTCAGAATTATCTTTCCAAGAAAACAGACTTCGAGTTTTTGTTAATGAAACTTTCCACGCATATTTAAAGGATTTCTAATGCAAAAATTTGATGTACAGATGAGTAAATGGTGTACTAAGTCCACCAAGGAGATTCATGATTTACTATCGGGCGTGATTTTGGAATTGTTTTCGGCCATCATAAAAGACACACCGGTTTTAACAGGTAGGCTGAGAGGTAATTGGATAATATCTTCGATGGCACCTAGGTTTGGCGTTTTAGATGTACTAGACCCGAGCGGGAACAATGCCACGTACAATATTGGGAAATTGGTATCTTCACTCCCCCTTGGTAAAGATGTCGAGGTGTATATGACAAACAGTCTCCCATATGCTTACAAAATTGAATATCTTGGCCACTCTAAGATAAAAGCCCCCGGTGGGATGGTTGTGAAAAATTTCACAAGGATAACACAGTTGTTGAAAGCTAGGACTTCTTAATATTTAATACTTAAGTAATGAGCATATCAAATATCAGAAAAGCCTTTGTAACTGAGGTAAAAAGCACTTTAGATGGTTTGGGGTTTGGTGATAAAATCAAATGGGAAAACCGCGACTTTGACCCAAGTGGTTCGCCTCAGTGGGCTGGCTTTACATTTGTTTCTACAGAACCATTTGTTGTCACGCTTGGGCAGGGGGGCGATGATAGGCTAACCGGGTATGTACAAATTGACCTAAACACTACCCAGGACTCAGGTGACGGTGCTATGGATGTTTGGATTGATGCCTTTAGACAACAGTTCCCGGCGGGAAAACCTTTGACCTTTGGAACTAGTTCTGCTTTAGTCTTGAACACCGGCGTTAATTCAGGGACAATGTTTGACAATTGGTTTAGAAAATCTATAACAATAACATACAGGGCTGATCTGCCCAGGGCTTTAATCTAAAAATAATAAAAATATCATGGCTGATTCATCTCGTCACAATCTATTCTTCGTTCCCGAAACAACTTATGGTGTAACACCATCGGTTGATCCATCGTTTGCCGATGTACGCCACACTGGTACAACCCTGGCAATTACTAAAGAGGCTTTCCAATCCGAGGAGCTACACGCCGACCGACAGATCCGAGACTTCCGACATGGTGTTCGTGCAGTAGCGGGTGATGTAAGTTTTGAACTTTCCTCAAGTTCTTTTGATGATTTGTTAGAGGGCACCTTTATGGGTTCATGGACCGGCGATGTTTTGAAAGCTGGTGTCACTCGTCGATCTTTCAGTCTGCTACGTCAATTTACCGACCTGACAGCTAGTGATAAACCTTTCCATCTTTTTAAAGGTGTTGAGTTTAACACATTTAGTTTGTCGGTACCTGCTTCAGGGATCGTAACTGGTTCGTTTGCTTCCATTGGTCAGAACATGGAAGTCAATTCGGACATGTCAGCCTATGGCACCCCAACTTATGGAACTCCCGAAACCACGGCTCCTTTTGATAGCTTCACTGGTACAATCACGGAGGGTGGCGTTGCAATTGGTATTGTTACTGAGATCTCGTTATCCTTGGAAAATGGTCTGGCACCTCGTAATGTTATTGGTTCGGATGAAACAATTCGCCCAACAATTGGCCGTTCAAACTTGACCGGTAACATGACGGCATATTTTGAGAATTCGGTTCTTCTTGAAAAATTCTTGAATGAGACAGAATCAAGTCTCACGTTTACACTAGCGGATGCTGCTGGTAACTCCCTTCAATTCGAAATCCCGAAGATCGTTTATAATGGTGGCCAGCCTGATGTTTCAGGCCAAGGTGCAATTACATTGTCCCTGCCATTCCAAGCTCTGTATGACAGCATTGATGAGAGTCAAATTGTGATTACCCGTTCATAGAAAAAACCCGATACCCTGCCAGCCAGGTCTACTTAACCCCTCACTGTAAAAAGTGAGGGGTTTTTGTTGACATACATAAACGGTTTTCATTTATTACCAGTATGGAAGAATTTTTTACTAAAGAAGCAGCCAACGAGGGAATAGTAATTCCCCTACACTTGCCAACCGGTGGTAAATCGGAGCACACAATTACCATCTA